TGTTGACCGCAGCTGATGTCGATGGCTATTTAATGCAAGGCGTGTGGGTGTTTGCTAGCGCAGCAGCTAGAGATGCCGCAGTAACATCACCACAAGAAGGCAATTTTGCATATTTAAAAGATACAAACGTTACCACTTATTACACTGGTAGTGCATGGGCTAACTTAGACACTACTGGCATGACTAACCCAATGACCACAACAGGCGACACTATTTATTCTTCAAGCGGCTCAACACCTGCAAGGTTAGGTATTGGTACAGCAGGTCAAGTATTGCGAGTCAATTCTGGTGCAACGGCTCCAGAATGGGCTGCGCCTGCTGCTGGTGCTTTAACATTTATCAAATCTGAAACAATAGGTTCGGGAGTTTCCTCAGTTACTGTTTCTAGTGCTTTTAGTGCTACTTACGAAAATTATTTGGTAACAATACAGATAAATAGTGCTAGTGCTTCAACTAGCAATTCAATACAATTAGGCTCAACAGCCACAGGATATTATGGAAATGCTACCATTATGGGGCCTGGTGCTACCACTGTAACTGGTGTTGCTTACAGCAACGCTACCAACATTTTTTCTGGCTATGCCAATTTAACTAATGGTGGCACATCTATATTAAACATTTTGCAACCTAATTTGGCTAAAAGAACAAGTGTGCTTGCAGAAGGAATTTCATTTAGTACAACTGGAAGTACAAATATGATATCTAAACATTTTGAAAATTCTAACACGCAACACACTGCTTTTACTTTAACTCCAAATACTGGAACTTTTACAGGTGGAACAATTCGTGTTTACGGCTATGCAAATTCATAAGGAGAAAAAATGACCTATAAAATCCAGATTGATGATTTAGTGCGAGATGCAACGCCTGAAGAAATAGCGGTTATAGAAGCCCGTGAAGCCGAAGCAATAGCAAAGGAACAAGCGGAAGCAGCAAAAGCAAAAGCCAAGGCAGCAGCCGAAGGCAAACTTGCAGCATTAGGTTTAACTACCGATGATTTAAGGGCTTTAGGTTTATAGCACAATCTTGAGGAAGTGTGGCAAATGAAACCAAAACTATGTGCAGCTGGTGTGCAGTTAAGAGATCAAGTTGATACATGGTTTCCAGATCGCAGCCGTAAAAGTCCAGAAGGATGGTTGGGTGATAGCCGTCATTCCACCAGAAAATCCAGTCATAATCCAGACGAAAATGGGTGGGTCAGAGCGATTGATCTTAATACTTTGTTTGAGTCTACCGACAGCCTTGCACCTTATCTGGCTGACCAGATCAGAATCGCAGGCAAATCGGATCCACGTCTACTTTACGTCATCTACAATGGGCGTATCTGCTCAAAGATATTGAATTGGAAATGGCGCAAGTACAAGGGCATTAACCCACACAAGCGCCACATACATATCAGCTTTACAAAACTAGGCGACTTAGATTCTAGGCCGTTCGATATACCACTAATAGGGGGCAAGATATGAAGATAAGTAAGAAGCAAAAGATCGTACTAAAGTCTTATGCACGTGGAGTTTTAGTATCATTCTTAACATTTATAGCAAGTAATGAATTGGGCTTTGATCCTGCTGTAGCTGTAGTTTTGTCAGCACTTGCAGGCCCAGCGGTTAGGGCTTTAGATAAATCCGATGTAATCGGTAATAGTGAGAAGTGAGTCCTGGCGAGTGGGCTGGCTTTGGCGCTGGCGTTATAAGCGTGCTATCAGGCGTGCTAATAGGATTACGCTTTTTAGTTAAAGGCTGGCTTAATGAGTTGCGCCCTAATGGTGGTTCAAGTATTAAAGATCAGATCACTAGGTTAGAGCAGCGTGTTGATGATCTCTTTATTTTAATCAGTAAGCGATAATTAAAACTATGGCAACTACTCGCAAGCGTAGAAAGATCAATAGGCGCAAGGTGCGTAAATCACCTGACCCATTATCTAAGTTAGAGGTCTTTTATATTGCCAAGCACGAAATGTATAAAGCTGCACGGAAGGCAGGATTTTCAGAATCCGTTGCCCTCTATCTTATGGATAGTCCAGAGTCAATGCCTGACTGGGTAGTTGGCGATAAGGGCATTATCCCTATGATCCCTACTCCTGATGAGGATGATGATTAGGTATTTAGTTATTTCAGATTTACAAGTGCCGTTTCACCATGAAACAGCTGTAAAGAATGTTATCAAGTTAGCGAGGCGTGAGAAGTTTGATTCAGTATTGGTGGTCGGGGATGAAATTGATTTTAATACAATTAGCAAGTGGGCTGAGGGCACACCTTTGGCTTATCGGCAAACCATTCACGATGATCGGGAACTTACTAAATCGATATTGTGGGATCTCAGTGAGTACAGCCGAGAGTGTCATATTATCCGCAGTAATCATACTGATCGCTTATATAACACTTTGCTTAAAGTACCTGGGTTAATCAGTCTCCCAGAGTTACAGTACCCAGCCTTTATGGGCTTCAAAGATATGGGCATGGAATATCACAAAACCGCTTATGAATTTCACCCAGGCTGGATGTTAGCCCATGGGGATGAAGGCAACATGAGCCAGCACGCAGGCATCACAGCTCTTAACCTGGCTAAAAAATGGGGTAAATCTGTATTGTGTGGCCACACCCATAGACTAGGCATGAGTGCCTATGCAGAGGGCGTAGGAAGCCATTACAGGGCCTTATATGGGGTTGAGGTAGGTAATCTTATGGATCGTAAAAAAGCCTCTTATTTACGCTATGGAAGCGCTAATTGGCAGATGGGTATTGCTATACTAGAAGCCATAGGTAAGACCCTGACACCAACCCTGGTGCCAATAAACAAGGATGGCTCATTTACAGCATTAGGCAGACACTATGGGGCTTAATACAGAATACGTCGAGCGCAGCATCGACGATCACATCGACGATTTCGACGATATTAACGTTATCTAATCGTTATAAAAAAACTGCCCTAAATAATCCACAAGGTCACCCACAGGTGCAACACTACGCCTGTGCCGCAAAGTATGTGTGCATAGATGGGGCTACAAAATGACACTTGAACTAGCAGTGTATTTATTTATTGGTTTGAGCATGGCGTGTTGGCTAGTGCTGATGCGCATCGATGATATGAAACAAACGCATTACTGGCGAGGCCGTAAAGATGGCTGGGACATGCATCGCAGAATGATTCAAAACAAAGCAAAGTCAGATGAGGTATTTGACTATGACAAAAACTGAGCAGCTCTTTGCAAACGTCATTGAGATCTTGCATAAAAGAGGTGCCGACTACGGCCATCCTATTGGAAATCATAAACGAATTGCCGAACTGTGGTCGGCTTACCTTGGTTATCCGATACAAGCAAACGAAGTTGCAATACTCATGTGCCTGGTCAAAATCAGCAGGCAAGCTGAGGATCCAAGAGTCAACGACAATTACACAGATGCGCTTGGATACATCGCTATTGCTAAAACAATAACCGAGGCTATGCAAGACGAGGACGGGGCGTGGGAAGATGGCATTTAACTTAGCTGACTATGAAACAGTCGAAAGCCGACTAGAAAAGTTTTGGAAGGAGTATCCAGATGGAAGATTATCTACAAAGATCGAGCAGGCCACAGACACTAGATACATTGTTAGTGCTCAACTATTTAAGACGGAAGCCGATCCACAAGCGTGGGCGACTGGGCTTGCTAGCGAGAGCATTAGTGATCGGGGTGTCAATTCAACTTCTGCATTGGAGAATGCTGAGACTTCAGCAATCGGCAGAGCGCTTGCAAATGCGGGTTATGCGGCTAAAGGCAAGAGAGCTAGTAGAGAAGAAATGACAAAGGTTGCAACATACTCACCACCAGGATCTAGAGCAAGAGCTGTAGAAAATGCGTTGCGTGAGTCTTTTGCAGAGGATAAAAAAGAGCCAACAGTGTGGTCAGTAGGTGATGTAGTTGAAGCAATACCTATGCCACCCAAGGCGCAAGAATGTAAGCATGGCATGATGATACTTAAAGAGGGTATTGCCAAGACTGGTAAATCCTATTATGGCTATGTTTGCAGTGCTGCAAAGCCTGACCAATGTGATGCGAGATGGCACAAACTAACAGCTGCTGGATCATGGTTTTGGGATGGGGGTGAATGATGGGGTATTTAGAGATCGTAGATGGCTCAGGTTATCAAGCACGTTTCGAAAATGACAAGATAACCATAGAGCCAACAACCGACAAATGTATGAGCTGTAATGACGACAGACTTTTACATGATGGTAAGTATTTGGTATGTACTCAATGCCATTGCAGGCAATAAGGATATTACCATAATGCACCCACGTTTCAAATGTAATGGCTGCAAGCGTGATACTGAATTCTTATGGCTTAATGAGATTGATACGCCCGAAGGATTTAAGGCTTATCAGTGCATGGATTGTGGTTGCGTAGGTGTTAAAAATGTAGTAGAGGCTTTGCATGTACCAGACTCGGATATATGCAGATGTGATAAGTGTGGTGGGTGGAAATTTGAAGCCGTGGTCTGCCACACTTGTCAACTGATTGGAGCAAAATGAGAGATTCGGATGAACAATATACGCCTAAATGGATCTTTGACGCTTTGGGTGTTGAATTCGATTTAGATGTATGTGCACCACAGGGGGGGGTGGATTACATTCCAGCTAAAAGGCACTATTCACTAGCTGATGACAGCCTAAATCAAATTTGGGATGGGTTTGTATGGATGAATCCACCATTTAGCGAAGGCAAGATTTGGCATAACAAATTTATTGAACATGGCAATGGTATTTGCTTAGCACCAATGTCTAAATCTTATTGGTTTTACGATGTTTGGAATAAACAAGATTTAAGCATCCTTATGCCAACACCTAAGTTCAAGTTTGTAAAACCAAACGGCAAACCTAACAGCATATTTATGCCAGTTATCCTCTATGCAATTGGCTTACAAGGTCGCCAAGCATTAGTTCGTAGCGAGTTAGGTAAAGTCAGATGATAAAAACGCCACGCCGTGTGACCTGCGGTTATGTTAATGGATTTGACAGCGCATGCTAGGCTCTAGTGTAGCAGTGGCTCACAAAGCCACAAGGCGAGCCCGACAGGGAAAGCTCGCAAGGTGCTGGCTAGTTGGGATCGCTCTAGTCATAGTTAATCTTTGCTTTGTAAAGACTTATTCCGTTGCAGCTGATAACTACAAACCTATTCATTATAAGCAGTACATACTCATACAGTTGAATGATTTTACTGAGGCTTACTGCCTAATAGAGCTATACACTAAAGAGAATAGTAGGTGGGATCCTAAAGCCCGTAATGGTTCGCACGTGGGTATACCACAAGGTAGGTCTAAGTATCTTGCTACTGTTAATGGTATTAAGCAGATAGACTGGGGTATCAAGTACATCAATCATAGATATGGTTCGATGTGTAAAGCATTAGAACATTACAAGAGTAAGGGCTGGCATTGAGCGAACGTGCGATAGGTAGTGGCAAGTGGAAGAAGCTGCGCATTACCATACTTGACAGGGATGGATGGCAGTGTGCACTGTGCAATAAACCAGCACACACAGTAGATCACATCATACCTAGAATAAAGGGTGGGGATATGTGGTCCCCTGATAACTTGCAATCTATGTGTAAGAGTTGTAATAGCGCTAAAGGTGGTCGTTTTTTTAGCAAGCAGGCGAC